AGCGTCGATGTAGTTCTGCTCCATCCTCTACTTCCTTTCCTTCGCTAGAAACTCCAGCAGCCTGTTCTCGTACCAAGCAGCCTTCTGGAGATCCTCTATGCCGTTCTTGTATCTGAACCTCCAACGGTACTTCAAGCTGTTTCCTCGTAAGTAACCGATATACTCTTCGCCTGTTAACATAGCCTCTATCCCGTCGATGCATTCTATGTCCCCCTTGTTATAGTGCGGTGGATTGTTTACATTATCAGGCTTGTAGGGAGCTACCGAATTCCACTCCTCTGGTGTTACATCGTTAAGTTTCTTTTTAGTCTTTTGTTTCATTGTCTATCCACTCCTTTGGTATGCTTTCAGTACTGAACCATCTAAATCCGTTGGCGCTTGCCCATTCTCCATGTGATCTTTTTGTCCCGTCCTTCCTTCTTTTTGCTTGTGGCATAGGCGCTGAAGGTTTTAAGAATAAGAACACCAGTTCAGTGTCCTCCTTAAGAACCTTCTTAATCCAGATATATTTACTGTACTCTGCGTAATCCCAGAAACGTCCTTTGGATTCTAATAGGATTTTCCTACCTTCCAGGTTCCTGACAAAATCAGGCTCATAAGTATGTTCTACAATGTAGGGGACTTTATTGGTGTGATGTTCCCAATCTTTAAGTATACCAGAATGTAGGACATATTCCCAGTTAGAGTCGTATCCTTTGACAAGATTTTCTTCGATAGGGCGGGGGATTCTTGGTACACGTTTACCTCTTTTAACCTTCAATGCACGGTTCTTCCCATTGAGATTTCCTGATCTAAAACGTTTTTCAAAATTATAAGCGTTTCTACTGGTAACAGGGCCAACCCCTCCTCCCGCAATAAATCTGCTAAACCACAGATGATATATTCAACTGGCATATCAACGTCCATTAAAATTCTCCCAAGTTATTGTATTAATATCAACGCCTTTAGATACTAAAGACTTTAATTCTTTTTTGATGTTCCTTTTAGAAAAGGTAGTAAGGCGTATACCCGTGTCTTTATCATAGTAATTCTGATCAGGCATTAAAGAACTTATGTTATCCATATTAATTCCTTTAGCTTCTTCTGGAGATACCAAAGTCTTGAGCCAGCTAACGAGTATTTCATCGACCCTCCTATTTATTTTACGCATCTTCTTTTCGTTCATTATAATACCTGAGCTACTTTAGGCATCGAGGCTACTTCGGTCAAATATACAAGGCCTCTCGCGTATTTAAATGTCTTCAGACCTTCTCCATCATTAGAATCTTTATGGCATTCAAACTTATAATTACAGAATGAGCAGCCTTTAGGTAGCTTCATGTTCCCACTTTTGCCCTCCGGTACTGGATTATAGCACAGCCCAGGAGGACTTAACATATCTAAGAATTTCTTAAGCTTATCTATCTTTGAAACCACATTAGGTTTGTCGAGGTCTTCGGGCTGGTAGAAACAAAGTTCTCCTGATTCTTTAGAGATAACAAGGAAGCCCCCATTAGAAGTACCTTCAGCCTCTTCGTAAGCAGCAAGCTGTGCTAAGTACCCGAAAGGATCATCTTCTCTTAGAGATCCGTTTTGAAACTTATTGAACCCGAACCTAGAAGCTGTCTTAACGTCTACGATTTCGCCGCCGATCTTACAATCTATACGGCCTTTGATACCATTAACGGTAGCTTCCTTTTGTTCATCAGTGACTTCATGGCCTGACAAACGTACAAGCATCAGGACAATTGATTCTAAGATGTGTCCGTATAAAAATCTTATCTGGTCTGAAGGTTTAAAATTACTGACATGTTTAGCTTTCTTCTCGAACCATAGCTGCCTAGCAGGTCTACCGATATTAGACATACGCATCGAGAATTCGGAGTTTCTTTCGGAGGGCCAGGCCCAGTGCTTTAAAGCCTCCTTAATGTCTTCTCCGACTTTATCAACATCCTCCTCAGTCAAAGATAGACTGCCTCCAGAATTCAAAGGTTCTAAACTTTCATAGATGTCTTCTACTAATGTGTCTAATGTCTTCATTCTTTATGCTCCAGTATTTTTAAAATAGTTCAAGCTGTGCTCCTTCCCCAAATAAATTATTTAATTCTTTAACTGTTGAGGCAGGTTCCATATAAAACCATTCTCCTTTACGCTCTCTTCCTTCGATAGTAAGCGTATCGTGTGCTTTTTTTTCAGCCTTTCTTCTATCAGAAACCGTATAATATTTTATTAAATTATAATCTCTATGGGGAGAACCTGTCTGGAATTGTTTTATTCTATCTTCGGCATCAACAGCCATTCCTACTTTAACCCATCCAGAAAACGAAGGGTTAAGCATCACATATACATGCCCACTTTTTACTTCAGCAAAAAGATTACTTACAGTTAATTTAATTTGTTCTAGTCCAGAAGGAATAAGCTCCATTACTGTAAAAGCTGCTTCCATACCACGCCTTTTGTAAATTGAATTATAAGGATGGTTAGGATTTCCTAGCCTGTATCTCCTACCGTTTAGGGTTACTCTAGCTTTATTTTCTAAATATCTTTTATAAGGGTAGTTAGTGTGTTTCATTTTAGCCTTCCTCGTTAAGTACAAACCTATCTAAAAAATCTTTTATACCTTTAGCCCTGTAATGTTTGATAGGGGGCCATCCTCTTGATTTAACAGCCCATCTTCCTGTAGTATAATAATACATATATTCTTTATTTCCATAGAATATCCACAGCATGCTAGCGCCATCCTTTCTTTCATATTTAATTTCTTGTTCTTCTAAATAGCCTATAACATCTTCACGGGATTCATTTGTATCATGTCTGAATATCTCTTCTCCGTTTGAGTTTGTTCTGCTGTGGCTCCAATTATATTCTTCAGTGTGTTTCACTCCAATTATCTCCTATTCTGTATTCCCCGTCAAGAGGACAGTTAAGTTTAAGAACTTTACCAGCTTCAATTATAGACTCTACGCCCAGGTTACCCACGGTTTCTGCCAAGTCTTCTCTCACCTCAACTTGGAACTCATCATGCACATTAACTACAAAGTTAGCGTCCATTCCCTGTAGTTTATTATTAAATATTACTAAAGCCTTCTTCATTACTATGGCCCCAGCACCTTGAAGCAACATATTTAATGCAGAGTGTTCGCTCCTTATAAACAACTTACGACCATCTAAGGCTTTCAGGAATTTTGATTTTGCCGCTTTTCTAGTAACGCTATTCTTAAGAGTTCGGAGTGATGGGAGATTATCGAGAAATGATTGTTTAAGTTCACTTCCAACGCTTCTACCTCCTCCAGCCACGCTTCCAAGCTTTTCATCTCCTGCCCCGTATAAGAACGCATAAATGAAAGTTTTCGCCTGATCTCTTGATTCAAGTCCTGCAAGCTGTTGATTAGTGGTGTGTATGTCTCCGTTAATGATTTCATCTATATAGTCCTTATCGTTCATGTAATGAGCAAGCATTCGTAGCTCAAGGCCACTAGCGTCGATGCCTACCAGTTTATACCCTTTTGGTACTGTCCAACAACTCCTAAAGATTCTACCAAATTCCTTAGGTGGCCTGGGTATGTTTGCCATGTTAGGTTTACTGTGCGTCATACGGCCCGTCACCGTCCCATTAGGATTTACCCAACCATGCACCCTTCCTGTGTCAGTGTCTAAGACTTTGAACCAACCTAGTATATCTGTTATACGACTCTCTAGCTTTAAGTATCTAGAGATTTTCAAGGCAACCGGGATTCCTGTTACCATCCTTAGATTACCCTCATCAACACGCGGTTGTCCCGTTGGCGTAAACTTCTTAGGTTCCCAACCCAAGCCTATAAGTTTAGCGGCTACCTGTTGTCGTGAAGATATGTTGAACTCTACAGGCTCAGTGACATCTAGAGTGGCCCCAGGCCTTCTTGAAAAAAATTCGAGCTGTTCCTCTGTTAATTTGACTCTTGAGGTAACCCTATCTTGAGGATCTTTTGCCTTTGAAATCCTTGTTCCCATTGTAGAGAGGCCACCATCGCTTTTTAAATATATTGGTTCTAACGTATACGAAACAGTCTCTTGTCCTAGTTCAGCGTGTATCTCATCATACAAAGAATTGCTTGCACTCGACAGTTTCTCTAGTAAATCAGACGCTTTAACTTGGTCTAGCATAAACCCATACTTTATTTGGGCATCAATAATGACAGCAGTTTCGTGCTCTAAATTTACAGAATCTATTTTAAAACCTCTGCTTTCTCCCTTCAACGCCCGATATACTTTAGAGTTTACTAATACATCTTGTGCACAATACTTTAGCATCTCATCAGAATATTTAAAGTAATCATCGAACTCCATTTTACGGTAGCCAAGTCTATAGCCCCAACCCTCTAAGCCATGACCGCCCTCCCTTGTAGGTTTAAATAATCTTGAAAGCACCAGAGTATCGACAATATGTTTGTCAGTAAGATCTAGACCTTTTAACTTTTTAATAATAGGAATATCAAAGTTTAAGATGTTATGACCTATTAGTTTATCAGCAGACTTCAAAGTCTCCAAGCCTTCATCAAGCTCCAAAGGCCCAAAGGCTTTGTGTTCTTGGGTATCCACATTAAACGTAGACATACACCATATCTTCGTTGGTGTGAGGCCGTCCGTTTCTATATCAAATACTAGCGCAGTCATATTAGAGGCTCCAGTTCATCATCAACATCATCGATGTCTATCTCTTTTAAACGCCCGGTTTTCTTATTGTAAAGCAGATGCGAAGCCATGCCAACATCTCCAGTATACCTAGACTTCAAGACTCGCATGTGTGTTGTGTTGGCCTCCTCATCATCATCGGCTTGTTGGTTACGCTCTAAAGCAATAACGCAGTCGCTGATTTGTGCGATAGCTTGTGAGCCTCTAAGGTGTGACAGACTAACTTCGATACCGTTTTCATGGCCTCTGTTACCATCCACCCGTCTTAAGTGCGACACCAGTATCAAACCTGCTCCTGTCTCCTCAACTAAAGTTCTTAAAGATTTCATAATGTAATCAATGGTTGATACTTCGTTGTTGTCTTTAAGTCCTGCGGAGTAAGCAAGCATGTGGAGGTGATCTACGACTACCCATTTACAGCCCTGGCCTATTATTAGATACTTTAATTTATTTAGTATTTCATCGAAGTCAGTAGCTCCGAAGTGTGCATGAATCCAGACACGATTAGCATAGGTGTCCCCTATAAATTTCGTAGATAACGCAGCGTATTCTGCGTCACCAAAGGCTTCACGCTCCTCATCAATATATAAACGAGCGTTAGCTTCGATGGATAATATACCGTCTGCTGTCCTGATCCAGTCCTCCTCTAAAGCTATGATGCCTACGTTATCTTTGGTGTTCGTTATTAGCCAGTGTTCTAGTTCCCGTGTGATACTTGACTTACCCAGCCCCGTACCTCCTGTGACAGTTACGAGTTCCCCCTGTCGCATACCATAGAGTTTCTTATTAAGACCAGCCCAAGGATAGGGAACACACTCTTTGATCTCTCTATTAATTAGATCATCGAGCTTCTCTGATAGGTTAAGCACTCCTGCTGGCGTATAGACTTTAGCACTCCACCAAGCGTTTTGATAGGCCTTGTGTTGTGCTTGCCTTAACATATCGTTAGCGTCTTTGAAGTCGCTAGGAAGTGTCGCTATCTTTGCTTTTCCAGGCGTTAATAATTTAGCTACGGCTCTTGCAGCATCTCGTCCGGGTTTGTCGTTATCAAAGTTTATGACTATGTTATCAAACTTCTCTAAGAATTCTATAGAGTCTTTGAAATCTTTGACGGCTCCAGCCGCCCCGTTCTTAACAGATACTACGGGCCACTTGCTGCCCATCAATTCAAACGCAGACATAGCATCACACTCACCTTCTGTAACTGTAATGTATTTACCGCCATCAGCAAACAGTTGTTCGCCAAAGAGGCCAGAGCCTTTAGAGGTTCCTCGCCATGAGAAAGCTTTATTAAGTTCTCTTATTTTATAGCCAGCTATCTCATTCGCTATGTAATAAGGGTATGAATGTCGGACAACATCTCCGGTAGTATTTATAAAGGCTTTGACACCATATTTCTTTGCTGTCTCTAGAGATATGCTGCGGTCTGTGAGCGGCAAGAAGTCGCCGCCTGAAGTATTTTTCTTATTGTTCTTGTGTTCTTTAAAGTCTACTACTTCCCCTTGTTGTGAAAATGCCTCCTTATAATTGGGGTATCTATAACGACAACTAAAGCACCATGCTGATCCATCCTCGTTGATTGCTACTGGGTCACTTCCTCCGCACTCTAGGCACGGTTGATTGTATTTAACAAATGACATGTTAATTCCTTTATTTAAACGATTGCATTTAAGGACAACAAAAGGGGCCTCCTTAAAGACCCCCTTTGAAGTTTACTACTTATCTTCTTTTGCTGCCGAGTCCTCCTCCTCCTCCTCCTCTTCAGTTTCCCCTTTAACAATAGCATCATCAGTGACTGCACCTTGAATAACTTCATGAAATTTAGAAGCCGCCGCCCTCAACACAGCAATACGTCTAGCTAGGGATTGTATCTCTGCCTCAACCTCAACTAGATATGCAAAGGATACTTGTGCTTCTTCATTTAGAAGATCGACATCATACAAAGAGTCTTCCGTTTTATAAGTCCGTTGAGCACTCATAATTCATCAATCTCCTCGTCATCATCAAAGGCTTCAAGCTCATCAACTACAGGCTGAAATTCTACAAGGTCAATAACTTGCATCTTGCAAAAATCTAGTGACTTACCTGTCCGACCGTTGTGTTCCCAAGGATAAGCTGTGTATTGAACCCGGACTCTAGAGCCGTTCCCCACTACAACATCCATAGGGTTTTTCTGTCTGTCTAAGAGATCAGGCGCTCTTCTAATCAAACCATTTGGGCCATCAACTTTGCGCTTAATAACCAAGGCGGGGCCTTCTTCCATTTGTTTAATATTAAACCCCTGGCTTTTAAACGACTCAGCCACTTCGGGATCGACTACTAAATTAACAGTATAGGCGGGTTCAAAATATGTGTTAGGCACTTTAACAGCCGCCCAATACGCAGTTCCTTCTACTACTGGCATAAACATTACTCCTCTAATTAATTATTGAATGTGTACTCTAAACGATAGAGTATTGGATGTCAACTATTTTTTCTATATGTCTACCTCCTGTATGTTATCAGTTAAAAAGTCAGGGAATGCTCGTATAATATCCTCTTCAGAGCATTGTAATTTACCTATTGTATCCATCAAACGTTCAGATAAATAAATACAAAAAGCCTCTTTTACGGCAGAGTCTGGCAATGGCGTACCTAAAAGCATCGCAAACATTCTAGCCCAAGCATCATCGAAGGCTATGTGAAAGTCTGCTATACCATCATTAACGCTATGCTGACTCACTTGCTTCCTCCTCTTCTTTATTGTCTATCAGATCGGCAGAAAGAATAACATCTTCACCAAAGCAATAAAGATAAACACAGTTACCCTCCTCGTTCTCTGCGATTAAGTCGTAGCCGCCATCACTTTTTTTTATCTTGACGGTTCGTGTGTCGTACATATAGATTGTTGAACCCATCGAGTAGCTCATTGTCCACCTCTCCTTTAGTTTTTAAATTAGATTCTTTGCCGCACCAGTTACA